GATTGGAATCAAGCACTTAGCTAAATGGAAAAGGAAGTCATTGGGAATGCAACCCTTTATCTGGGGGGTTGTGAAGACATTCTGCCTAACCTGGGTTTAGTGGATGCAGTGGTGACAGATCCACCCTATGGGTTAAATGCAGATGTAAATCAGAGTAAAAGATCAGGGAAAAAACATGGTTCTGGTGTGGCATTTGTTAAGTCTTATTGTGGTTTGAATAATTGGGATAATGAAAAACCAGAAGATGAATTAATTAATGAAATTATTTTAAAAGGGAAATATTCCATTATTTTTGGTGGGAATTATTTTCAATTACCAGTTTCTGGAGGTTGGTTGGTTTGGGATAAGCAGAATGATGCAATGCATTATGCAGATTGTGAACTAGCATGGACCAACATAAAAATTCCAATTAGGAAAATTAATTGGATGTGGAATGGGATGATCAGAAGGGAAAATGAAAAAAGATTTCACCCAACCCAAAAACCCCTTGGTGTGATGCAGTGGTGTATCAATCACCTTCCAGAATCCAAAACCATCCTGGACCCTTTCATGGGATCAGGGACCACAGGGGTTGCCTGTATGAACCTTGACAGGCATTTCATAGGTATAGAAAAAGAGCCGGAATATTTCGAAATAGCATGTAAAAGAATAGGTGATGCTGAAAAGCAGGGCAGTCTATTTGTCCAAGAGCAACCGAAGGCAGAACAATTACAAATGGTTGTGGCATGAGCAACGAATGGGTGACGTTTTCGCAGTTTGCAAAGTTCAAAGGCGTAACAAACCAATACGTACACAAGTGGGCGAGCAGTAGCGGTTTTCCAATCGTTGATGGCAAATTTGAATTAGAAGTCGCGGAACGTCATTGGCACAAGCGCCCGCAATCGCGCCAGAAGAAAATCGATTTCGATGAAGCGCGGACGAAGAAAATGGAAGCGGACGCACGGCTTGCAGAAATGAGTGCCGACACGATGGCAAGCCAGTTGGTCGAAACTGCATCAGTTGTTGAAACGTGGGAGCGATCCTTTGCGAAGATCAAAACGAAAATGACCGCACTGCCGAACAAGATGGGGCCGATTCTCGCGGTTCAAGATGATCCAAAGATATGCACGAATCAGTTAAAAAATGCCATTAACAAAATCCTTAACGAACTGGCAAGCAGCGCCCGAAGGCGAAACACCAGAAGAGCGGAATCAAAGGCTTCTTGATGAGATCGTTGAACGTTCATTTCAAGTTTTTGCAACCCCACCAGAAATGTCAATTTCAGAGTGGGCGGACAGTGAAAGACAATTATCAAGAGAATCTTCAAGTGCATTTGGACAATGGGAAACAAGCTTAAACGAACCTTTACGCGGGATCATGGATGCGATTTCAGACCCGGAAATCGAGGAAATAATCGTCATGAGTGCATCCCAGGTCGGAAAGACGGAAGCGATCCTGAACGCAATTGGATTTCACATTCAGAACGACCCTTCGCCGATTCTTTGTGTGCTTCCCAACGAAGCGATGGCGATGAGCATGAGCAGGGATCGAATTGCACCGATGGTGAGGGACACGCCAGCGCTCAAGGGATTAGTGAGCGACCCGAAATCAAGATCAACGGGAAATACGGTGATGCACAAGACTTTTCCAGGTGGACACATAACTTTAGCATCCGCGCAAAGTCCAGCGAACCTCGCGGCGCGTTCCTGTCGGTTGGTGTTACTCGATGAGGTCGATAGGTTTCCTGCATCAAGTGGATCAGAAGGTGATCCGGTCAGTTTGGCAAAACGTCGGGCGGTTTCATTCTGGAATCGGAAAATTGTTTTAACGTCAACGCCAACGATTAAAGGCGAGTCAAGAATCGAGGCGGCATATGAAACAAGCGATCAGCGGAAATACTGGGTTCCTTGCAGAGCTTGCGGCGAATTTCAAACTCTTGATTGGTCAAATGTCGTTTGGTCTGATGGGAAACCCGAAACCGCCAGATATCGATGCGGAGAATGTGACGCACGATGGACCGATATCGAGAGAAAAAGGGCAATCACGAAAGGTGAATGGCGACCTTCTCAAGACTGTCAGGGAGTGGCAGGCTTTCATCTCAGTGGACTCTATTCGCCATTCGTTACGCTCGGACAAGCCGCCAGTGAATTCCTAAGTGCAAAGAAGCACCCGGAGATACTGAGGACATGGGTCAATACGTATTTGAGCGAAAGTTGGGAAGAGGACAGTGATCAGATCGACACGCATTTCCTTATTGAAAGACGCGAAACTTACTCTGACACGATACCGGATGGAGTTCTCGTACTCACCAGCGGTGTCGATGTCCAGGCGGATCGTCTCGAGTGTTTGGTCGTCGGTCATTCACATGCCGACGAATTGTATTTCATTGATCAAAGAATCTTTTATGGTTCTCCGGCTAATCTGCAAGTTTGGGATGAATTGTCTGATTATCTTCGGTCTTCGTGGACGCATCCTAATGGCAAAGATATTCGGATTGTTCAAACGCTCGTGGATTCAGGTTATGAAACACAAGCCGTGTATCAATTCTGCAAACGGATGGCAGGCAACCGCGTCAATGCATCCAAAGGTGTCGGCGGATCAGGACGCCCAGCGGTCGGCAGACCTTCAAAAGCAAATAGCGCGAATTGCAACGTATTTCCAATCGGAACGAACACCCTTAAAGAAGTCCTATTTGCAAGACTCCGGGTTAAAGAGCCTGGACCCGCGTTTTGGCATATTCCCGAACATTTCGATGAGGAATTCTGTTTCCAACTCACGGCTGAAAAAGCCGTTAAACGATATTCGAAAGGAATTCCGCGAATTGAATATATCAAGCTCAGACCACGGAACGAAGCACTTGATCTAGCAGTTTTAAACTTAGCGGCATTCGCGATGTTGAACGTCAACACGAATATGGTTGAAAAACGATTACAAGAACAACGTAAACCGGAACCGAAACAGAAACCCAGGACTAGACGGTCCTGGGTTTCAGGTGTTTCACAGAAAAGGCGATTTTGAGCAATCTATTTGATGCAACGAATTATCCAACGATAGAACCAACGCTTGCGCTTTACGGTTCGCCAATCGTTGCAGGCGATACGGTACCATGGAAAAAGAACGGATATGTTAACGATTATCCAAGTAGTGCTTATTCGATGGCATACAAAGCAACGCTGAACGGTGGCGGTTCAACAAATTTTACCGTCAGTGGATCGGATTCAAGCGGCGAGTGGACATTTTCCATAGCACACGGAACGACTGCATCCTTCAGCGTCGGCATTTATCAATGGAATTTGTATGTGACAAAAACATCATCTTCTGAACGGTTGCGCCTGGAATCCGGCGAGTGGGAAGTCGTCCAGAATATATCAACCGATACAAGTGCAGATCCTCAGTCTCATGCGCGCAAAGTCTTGACTGCCATCGAGGCAGTGATCGAGGGGCGTGCGTCTGTGGACCAGTCATCTTATTCTATTGCTGGACGTTCTTTGTCGCGTATGAGCATTGACGAATTACTTTTGTTTCATGATCGCTACCGCGCTGAATGGCTTAAAGAGAAACGGCTTGAACGATCCAAGAAAGGGCAAGGTCATAACGGAATCATTCTTACACGCTTCAAAAACTGATGGGATTCTTAAACATATTCAAAAAAAAGAAGTCGCGTAATAAAATCACGCGTGATCAAATGGTACACTTATCTCGTCAATTCGATTCTGCAAAATTTGACAACATCTTTGCAGGCTGGACCGGGACATCAGCGGCACCAGATGAAGAACTCAAAGGCGCACTTCCAACAATACGCGCCCGTACTAGATCGCTTTGTCAGAATTCAGAGTATGCGAAAAAGTTCATTACTCTGACAAAAGCAAATGTGATCGGCCCCCGTGGTTTTAAGTTCCAGGCAAAGACCAGAAACACGCAGGGTGATTTAGATAAGTTTGATAATAACTACCTGGAACGTTTGTTTTTCGAGTGGTCGAAAAATCCTGATTATGTCTCAGTTGATGGTCGTCAGGATTGGTTAGGAATCCAGAATGTCGTCATGGAAACACTTGCAAGGGATGGTGAGTGTTTCATCAGGATAATGCGTGCCGAGGGTGCAAACCCATTCGGGTTTTCGCTTTGGGTTTTAGAAGGTGATGCCATTCCCATTAATCACAATATTCAGACAAAGAATGATGAATATATTGTGATGGGAATAGAACAGAACAAATTCGGAAAACCTCTCGCATATTATCAGGCACTTAAAACGCCAACTCAACTAAATAGTTACGATTTTGCCACTGAAACAGAACGTGTTCCAGCATCCGAAATCATCCATCTGTTCATGCAGGAACGTCCGTCGCAATCTCGTGGGATTCCATGGCTAAATACTGCGATTCGACCGCTCCAAATCTTATCAGATTATACAGAAAGCTCTTTGGTCGCATCCCGTATCGGAGCCAGTGCAATCGGTTTTTTTAAATCACCAGATGGATCAGGATTCGTCGGTGATGGTGAGGATTCATCTGGAAATCTCTTAACAGATTTCCAGCCTGGAACGTTCCAACAATTACCAAATGGAATGGAGTTCGAGGCATTTGATCCGAAACATCCGACGACTAATTTCAGTGATTTCGTCAAGGCAGTTTTAAGAGGAGCGGCAAACGGTGCAGGGGTTTCTTACAACGCACTTGCAAACGATTTGGAAAATGTCAATTACTCATCGATCCGTGCAGGCGTACAGGAAGATCAGGCGCATTGGAAAACCCTTCAACAGTTCATGATTTCGCGATTCTGTTATCCGGTTTATAGGAACTGGCTGAAGATGGGGATAACGATGGGAAAAATTGAGCTTCCCATCAGTAAAATTTTTAAGTTTCAGGAAGTCGTTTTCCATGGTCGCGGCTGGAGTTATGTCGATCCATTGAAAGAATTAAAAGCAAAAGAATTGGCCCTTCAAATGGGCGTTACATCCATCGGAAAAATAACAGCCGAAGCAGGTGAGGAATGGACTGACATCTTTGCAGAGCTTGCCGCCGAGAAAGACGTCGCCGAGGGGCTAGGTTTGAACTTAACAGGTCCGGTAAATCCCGCACCAACGGAAATCATTGAGGTAGAAAATGGAAACGAAAACGATTGAAACAGGGATTTTAACTCGAATCCTAGAGGTTAAAGAATCAACAGTCACCGCAGAATCGCGGACATTAGATATTTCTTTTTCGTCTGAAACTCCGGTGGAACGGGGCTTCGGATCGGAAATTTTAGACCATTCGCCGGAATCAGTAGACCTGGGAAGGTTAAACAATGCGGCGCCAGTCTTATTTAATCACAACATTGATGTTCCTATTGGTGTTGTCGAAAATGCCAGGATTGACGGAAAAGTCGGACGCGCTCAAATTCGATTTGGTAAATCGGAAAAAGCAAATGAGATTTTTCAGGATGTAATGGATGGAATATTACAAAACGTTTCGGTTGGCTACTCAGTTGAACGGATGGAACAGACTAAAGAAAATCCGCCCGAATATAGAGTGGTTTCATGGAATCCGCACGAATTGTCACTGGTGACTATTCCTGCCGATAATTCGGTAGGCTTGTTTCGTGACCAGGAGACACGGTTTCAAACCGAAATAATCGAATTACCAAAAAAACAAAAACCAAAAATGGAAGTTGAAGAACAAGAACGCGCCGTAGATATGGACGCGGTTATAAAAGAAGCAGGACAAGCGGAGCAAAAGCGAATCCGTGAGATCGAGGCTTATGGCCGAGAGCATAAAGAGACCGAACTTGCAGAGCAGTTCATCAAGGACGGAAAATCTGAAGGTGAATTTGCAAAAGAGATTTTATCCCGTATTCAAAAACGCCCGAAGGAACATGCAGATATTGGATTAACTAAAAAAGAAGTCAATCGATTCTCATGGATGCGGTTAATCAATCACATGTCAAAGCCAGGTGATGAAAAATACAGGCGTGAGGCTGAATTCGAGATCGACACATGTATTGAAGCAGAAAGGGCCGCACACAAAGCCGCACGTGGATATATCATCCCAAATGAGGTTTTGAATGATCGACGTATTAAAACGCCTGCGCGTTATGGGACTCGGGAACTTCAGGCCGGATCAGGAGACGGGGCAAACTTAGTTCCGACAATATTGGATGCAAGTTCGTTCATTGAGTTCTTGGATAATACCATGGTGTCAGTCAGGGCTGGAGCAACTGTCCTGAGAAACCTTGATGGAATTATCAAGATACCTCGCAGAGACGAAGCAATCACTGGGGGATGGCTTGCAGAATCAGCGGATGCCGGAGATGTTACTCCGTCATATGACCAAGTAACGCTTCAATTGAAGACATATGGTCTCAGAGTGGATTTGTCACGCCAACTCAGATTGCAGTCAAGCATGGATGTCGAAAGCCTCGTTTCTAGGGAAATTGCAATGTCTTGCGCGCTTGCATTGGATAAAGCCGCGATGACCGGAGACGGGTCAAGCAATTCGCCGACCGGCGCGGGCGCGCAAAGTGGTGTCGGGGTTGTGGCGCTTTCTTCAGCCAATCAAATTTCTTGGGCAGAAGCAATTGAACTCCAAAGTGACGTCATGTCAGCAAATGCTTATTTTGGATCATTGGCTTATGCAATCCACCCTGTTTTGGCAGGAGATGCAAAAAGCCGCAGTCGTGATTCAGGCTCAGGGCGTTACGTCATGGAGAATAACGAGATTGACGGATTCCCCGCCTATGTTTCTGCACAAGTCGCAGACCTTGGCGCATCAGGTGCCAATAACGCGATGTTCGGGGACTGGAGTTCTATGCTAATCGGCTATTTCTCACCTGGTATTGACGTCATGGTCATGAAAGAGTTCGCCGATGGTCGAACCCGATTAGTCGTGTTCGTTGATGCTGATACGAATGTCAGGCACGTTGGAAGTTTCAGCAGAACATCCAATCCATAATCTTTGATGTTGGATACAAAAACGGGTGCCGGCCTGGTTGGGTCGGCAGCCCATTCAACCGAAGGGTCGAAAATGGAAATAAAAGCAATTCGTGGTTTTGTTTGGGATGGGCTAGATGTTAAAAAAGGAACTACTCTTGAAGTTCCTGAAAAATTCGGACGTCAAATGATTCATCAGGGACGGGC